CTCTACGGATAGAATCAGTAGAATCTGCATTAAATAGGATGGTTGATGGTAAATCAGGGTTTTTACTATCACCATCCTGTAAACAACTAAGAAAAGGGTTTCTTGGAGGATATCATTATAGAAGAATACAAACCTCTGGAGAAAGATATGAAGATCGCCCTAATAAGAATAAATACTCTCATGTTCATGATGCACTACAATATTTGATGTTAGGTGCTGGAGAAGGTAGATCTTTGACGGTAGGACCACAAAAACAAGGTGTTACAAATGTTTACAAAACTTGGAATCTATATGAAAGAGGATTAATAAATAAGCGAGGTAAATGGGATATTTTCCGAAGGAGTGGCTAGTATTCTTTTATGATCCACCTCTAGAATCGTGGTATCATATATTCAGAAAAGGAGGAATGGCTCATTGTGGAATGTTTGCTTTTGACCATACAAAAAATGTATGGATTACAGTAGAACACATCCACAAAAGACTAGATGTCAAGATTTTATCAGGAGAAGAAATATCTTATGTTATTGATTACATTATGAATAACAAGGGTGTTATACTAAGATGCCCATTACAAAGAGAAAAATTCAAATTATTTCAGGGTGCATGGCTTAGAGAAAATAGTTGCGTAACTGTCATAATGAGGGTATTAGGTATTAATAGGTTGATTATAACACCTCATGGGTTATATAAATACTTAGTAAATAATGGATGTAAGAAATGGGAATATTTAGAACACCAAAATATAGAAAATCAGCATCAGAAATAGCTATGGAAAAACAGATGGAAGAAGATCGTAAAAAAGCTGAAGAAGAAAAAAAACGATTAAAAGCAGAAGAAAAAAGATACAAAAAAAGATTTGGTAAAGGAATGATAGGTGTTAGATCATTATTCTCAAAAGCTGGAGGTGGAGGTTTTTTTAGTGATGGAGAAAAAAGTTAATGGGTTCTCAAAACGCAGCTTCAAATAGAAGTGTTGCTTCTGGAATGGAGCAATCAAAAAAAGATACTAAAGCGATAAATTTATCACAAGCAGCAGATAAGTATGCTCAAAATAAATTAGGTATTACTGGTCCTAATGTAATGAATACACCAGCTGGTACACTAGTTACAAAAGGATTTACATCTTCAACTGTTCCAAATCAAATGTATGGTTCTGCATACAATCAAGCTAGAAATGAATTTTTAGCATCTAAAGGTTTAGGAACTATGAGAGATGATGGTCAGTTTACAGCTGGAGTACAAACAGATCAAGGTTTAGTTTTTACTTCTGAAGCTAGAGATATTTACAATAGAACTCAAAATATAAAAATACCTTTATCAAAACAAATGTTTGAAAGTCAGCAAAGATTTACACAAGGTGTAGCAGCAGTAGCAGCACTTGCTGGTATTCCTGTAATGCCAGGTGTTTTATATATGAAATCAAGACAACCATATCAAGATTACTTAAGTAAAAATAAACAAATGTTTTCTTATTCATCTGGTTCAAATCAAACAACTAGAGATTCTAATCAAACATCTGATCAGACAACAGAAATGGGAAATCAAAATCCTAATGAATTTAGAGCAGAAAATGAAGCTGCAAGAAAAAAATATTTAGCTAGTTTAAAAAGTGGAGAGTTAGCTAAAGGAGATAGAAAGTTTATACAAACATCAAGTAAAGGATTTGGAAATACTTTCTTAGTTTAATGGAATATAATAATTATAGATCAGCAGCAAATACATCTACTGAAATGTCTGCTAAAATGTTTTTAAAAAAATATGCAGAATCAAGTGCATTAAAAGAAGTTTGGAGATCTAAGTTTGAAGAAGCATATGAATATACTATGCCAGGTAGAGAATCATTTTATGAAGAATCACCAGGTCAAAAAAGAACAGATAGAATATTTGATGAAACAGCAGTAGTAGGTATACAAGAATTTGCAAGTAGATTACAAGCTGGTATTACCCCTACATTTGGTAGATGGATAAATCTTAAATCTGGTATTGAAATACCATCAAATGTTGCTCCTGAAATAGATGAGCAATTAGATTCAATAACACAATATGTATTTGAAGTTTTACATAACTCTAATTTTAATCAAGAAGTCCACGAAGCATTTATGGATTGTGCTATTGGTACTGGATGTTTACTTGTTAATGAAGGTACATCATCAGAACCTATTGTATTTAATGCAATACCATTACCTCATGTTACTTTAAATAGTGGACCAAATAATAAAATAGATTGTGTATACAGAAAAAGACAAATTAGATTAGGAGATATCAAAGTATTATATCCTAATGCAGAACTTGATGAAGTTACTTTAAATAAATCAATTAATAATCCTGATCAAAAGATTTCTGTTATTGAAGGAACAATGCGTAATTATGCTGATCCTAATAAAGAAGTTTATGATTATATTGTTTGTATATCAGAACATGAATCTATTATTGTACAAGAACAATACAAAGGTGCGGGTTCTAATCCATTTATTACATTTAGATGGAACAAAGCAAGTGGAGAAGTTTATGGTCGTGGTCCTGTATTTAATGCTATGGCTGCAATTAAAACAACAAACTTAACAGTAGAATTAATATTAGAAAATGCACAGATGAATATATCTGGTATCTATCAGTTAGAAGATGATGGTGTAATTAATACAGATAATATTTCCTTAGTACCTGGAACAATTATTCCAGTAGCTCCAGGATCTAGAGGATTACAACCAATACAAGGTGCTGGAAGATTTGATGTTGCCCAATTAGTATTAGAAGATATGAGAAATAATATTAGAAAAGCATTATACATGGATACTCTTGGTCCAACCAGAGGTACACCAATGTCTGCTACTGAAGTTGCAGAAAGAATGGCAGATCTTTCAAGACAGATTGGATCATCATTTGGTAGATTACAGTCAGAGTTTATACAACCATTAATCAAAAGAGTTATTTATATATTAAAAAAACAAGGAAGAATTGAAATACCTAGCATTGATAACAAAGAAATAAAAATTATACCAGAATCACCACTATCAAGGGCGCAGAATGAACAAGATATTGCTGATGTAAATAGATTTAATGCTACTTTAGGTCAAACTTTTGGACCAGAAGTTCTTAATTTAATTGTTAAACAAGAAGAAGTAGCTAGATATTTAGCAGAGAAAATGAATTTACCTGAAAAGTTAATTCGAGATGCTGCTGAACAACAACAAGTGATGCAACAAATGCAACAACTACAACAAATGCAACAAATGCAAGGAGGACAAGTTGGCTTGGGAGCAGATACGCAACAAACCTGAAGGTTTTTACCATTCAATAGACGGATTTACTAGATCAAAAGCAGCAGAAATAGAATTAAATGCTGATATTGCTGGATTATTTAATACAGAACTAGGAAAAAAGGTTTTAAATTACTTAAAATCTATTACAGTAGATGCTGTAGCTGGTAGAGATATTACAAATGACCAGCTTAGACATTTAGAGGGGATGAGATATTTATATTTTATACTCAAGAAAAGAATAGAAACACATAAGGAGAACTAATGTCAGAAGAAGTAACACAAACTGAAACTCAAGAATCAGTACAAGAACCAGTACAAGCTACAGAAAAAGAACAAGAACTATCTAGACCTGAGTATGTACCTGAGAAGTTTTGGGATACCGATAGAAACGAAATTAAAGTAGAAGAATTATCTGCATCATACAACTCTTTAGAAAAGAAGTTAGGTATGAGAACAGATGAGCTTTCTAAACAAATAAGAACAGATATAGAACAAGAAGCAAAGACATCTATACCTGAAAAATATGAGATAGTTTTACCTGAAATACCAGAAGAAGTTAATATAGAAGTTAATGAAGATCAGGAACTGTTAAAAGAATGGTCAAATATTTGTAGAGAAAATAATTTATCACAAGATGTATTTAACAGAGGTGTTAATGCTTTTGTTAATAATGAGATAGCTGGGCTTCCTAATCTAAAAAGTGAAATGGAAGAACTCGGCGATAATGCTAAGTCTAGATTAGAAGCAGCAGAATTATGGACAAAGAAGTATCTATCTAATGAAGCATATGATGCTATGAGTAAACTAGCTTCAACAGCTGAAGGTGTCAAAGCTATAGAAGAAATAATGAATATTACTAAAAGTAAACCATTACCTAATGCTAATACTGTAGTAGATGCTGAACTTGAAGAAACAGATTTAAGATCTATGATGAATGATCCTAGATACTATGATCCATCTAAAAGAGATGAAGCATATTACAATAGAGTAACTAAGCTATACGAAAAAAAGTATGGCTAAAAAGAAAGATTTTCCTTTTAAAAAGTATATTTTTAAATGGGAAGATCCTACTGGTCATAGTGAATGGATGTCAAAAAATGACATGGATTCCATAAAACCAGCTATTATTACTACAGAAGCATATCTATATTCTAAAGATAAAAGCTATGTTAAGACATTCGCATCATATATAGAGGAATCTGATGGCTCATATACTTTTGGAGATGTCAATGTTTTTATTGCTTCTGGTCTTGTAAAGATGACAAAAATATAATATATCTCACATAACAAGCCGAAATAAACTGGAAGATGCCCAGTTTGGATAACATAACAAAGTTTATAACGACAACTTGATTATTAAATAACAATACTCGAAAGGAAACTTATTATGAGTGCGACTATAGACCAAGCCTTTATAAAGCAGTTCGAAGCAGAAGTGCATATGGCTTATCAACGAATGGGCAGTAAGCTCAAGAACATGGTCCGTAATGTTAGCAATGTAAAAGGTAGTACTGTTCAGTTCCAAAAAGTAGCAAAAGGTTCTGCTTCAACAAAAGCAAGACATGCCGAAGTTGTCGCTATGAACTCTGTTCACTCAAATGTAACTGCAACATTAAACGACTTTTATGCTGCTGATTATGTGGATCGTTTAGACGAACTAAAAGTAAACATTGATGAAAGAAACATTGTTGCACAAAATGCAGCATATGCTTTAGGTAGAAAAACCGATTCTATTATCACTGATACATTTGATGCTAACGCAACTGCATTAGCACATAACTCAGCTGGATCAACATCTGGTATGAACTTAGACAAAGCACAAAATGTGTTTGAGATCTTCCAAGAAAATGATGTTCCAGATGATGGTCAAAGGTATTGGGTTGTTGGTGGAAAACAATGGTCAGACCTTCTAGACATAGATCAGTTCTCAAGAGCTGAATATGTTGGTGAAGCAGACTTACCATTTGGCGGCACATTAACTGCTAAAAGATGGATTACTTTTATGTGGATGGCATTTAGTGGCTTAAAAAAAGATGGATCAAACGATAGATTCACACTTGCTTTCCATAAATCATCTTTAGGATTAGGTGTAGGTTCTGATGTAAGAACTGAAGTAAACTACATACCTGAAAAGGTAGCACACCTAACAACATCATATATGTCAATGGGTGCAGTACTTATTGATGGTGATGGTGTAAGAATCCAGAAATGTAGGGAGGCATAATCATGGCATACGAAACAACTAATCCTGTGAAAAAGATATCTCAAATGGGAGATTCTAATTCACTTTGGTATTATACTGATGGTGATGCTATTGGTACTATTGATGATGCAGATTACTTTTTATCAGCAACAGGCGATTTAAATGCTGGTGATGTAATCATTGTAAACAGTGGTGGATCAAATGGTGTAGTAGATATTTTAATTGTATCAGCTGCAACATCTTCTACAGTAACAACTGCATTATTATCATAATGATATTGGGGGGATTTATTCCCCCCTTTAACTATGGCAGATACTAAAGTAGATATATGTGCAAGAGCTATCATAATGATCGGAGCTTCTCCGATATCATCTTTTGATGATGGCTCTACAGAAGCCTTAGTAGCTTCTAATATGTATGAAAACATATTGAAGTCTTGTTTATCAAGACATAGATGGAAGTTTGCTACAGAACAAAAACAACTTTCTTTATTAGCTGATGCACCTACTGGAAGATACCAATTTGCTTATCAGCTACCAGCAAGTCCTGAATTATTAGTTTTAAATACAGTTACTGTAAATGATAACCCAATAAAATATGCTAGATATGGAGATAAAATATTTGTAAATAATTATGGATCTAGCAATACATTAATAGCAGATTATATATTTAGACAAACAGAAGCAGAGTTTCCAGAATATTTTAAATTAGCTTTACAATATAAATTAGCAGCAATATTTGCTGGATCTGTAGCTAGAGATGCACAGATGATACAACAGTTTGAAACACTTGGTGAAAACCAAATGAGAATAGCAAAGAACATAGATAGTCAAGAAGTATCAAATAGTGTACTTAATACAAAAAGGTTTATACAGGATAGATTAACTACTGGAGGATATTAATGGCTAATGTTCTCAGAACTGTATATACCAACTTTTCAAGTGGTGAACTTAATCCCTTATTAAATGCACGAACTGATGCTTCAGCATATTTTAATGGAGCAAAGACATTAAGAAATTGGTATCTATTAGATGAAGGTGGATTAATGCGTAGACCTGGAACTACATTTAAAGCACAGTTACCAGGTGAATCAAGAATACTACCTTTTATATTTTCAAATGATGAGATGGCAGTATTTGCTTTATCTAATAATAGATTAGATGTATTTGATAGTACTGGTGCAAGTGTACAATCAAACATTACAAGTAATTGTAATTGGACTACAGCACAGTTATTTGAACTAAACTATGCACAGTTTGGTGATACAGTATTTATAGTTCATAGAAATAATCCAATAGTAAAAATAGTTAGAACATCTGCATCTAATTTTTCTGTAAGTTTATTTGAGTTCGAAGAAAATGAAACTGTATCTGTTGGAGGAGTAAACAAAACAACACAACCATTTTTTAAATATGCAGATTCAAGTATATCAGTTACTTTGTCTGCTCATGCAACTGGAACAGGAAGAACATTAACAGCTAGTTCTGGTTATTTTACAAGTGCATATGTAGGAACATATTTATTAGTAAATAATAAACAAGTTAAAGTAACAGGCTTTACAAGTGCTACAGAAATAACAGTTACAGTTATAGAAGATGCAGTAAGTAATGGTCCGCATTTTGTTTGGGCAGAACAACTTATATCTTCTATTAAAGGTTTTCCACAAGCAGTAACATTCCATGATAACAGATTATATTTTGGTGGTATCAAAGATAAACCAGCAGCAGTTATAGGATCTGTAGTAGGAGAATATTTTAATTTTGATATAGGTTCAGGAAATGCTAGTGATGCAATAGATGTAACAATAACAGCTGATAGAATAAATGAAATAAGACACTTAGTATCTTCAAGAAATTTACAAGTATTTACTGATGGAGGAGAGTTTTTTGTTCCAACATCTACAGATACATCAGCAGTAACACCATCCAATATAGTTTTTATGAGGCAAACTCCATACGGATGTAATAGAGCAAGACCAGTAATATTTGATGGAGCAACTTTATATGCACAAAAAAATGGAAAAGCCATAAGAGAATATCTTTTTTCAGATGTAGAATCTGCATATGCCTCTACATCTATTTCTATATTAGCATCACAAGTAATTGATAATCCTGTAGACATGACAATGATTACAGGAACATCTACAAGACCAGAACAGTTTGCATTTTTTACAAATACAAATGGCACATTAGCTTTATTTCATAGTATTAGATCTGAAAAAATAGCTGGATGGACAGCATGGAGTACTAGAGAAGGTGATAAATATACAAGTATTACAGCAGTAAATGAAAATTTATTTACAGTGGTAAAAAGATCTATAGGAGGTTCTACTATATATACTTTAGAAAAGTTTGCTGATGATGATTCATTAACATTAGATTGTTCTGGTGTTACAACTTTAAATCAACAAGGTTCACCTAAAGTAAATGGTGGTAGTCAGTCAGGATCAACCCTGAATGTAGATGGATATACATCAGCTCCTAATCCTAATGATATTATTACAATAGCTGGTAACAGTACAGAATACACTATTCAGACTGTAAATGCTACATCATCTGGGTTTACATTAGTTTTAAATCAGGCACTTGCTGCAACTCCATCAGATAACGCAGTAATAACAATAGTACAAGGTAGACTACATAATACTCCAGCACACTTGACATCTACTTTAGTTTATGCTGTTGATGGTACTATGGCATTAGGAACATTTACTACTACAGGATCAAATACTATTACTTTAAATGAAGCTCATGCTGCTGGAGTAGATATTGGATTTAGTTTTAGTCCTGAGTTAGAAACAATGCCTATTGATAAAGAAGTACAAACTGGTCCATTAACAGGAGAGTTTAAAAGAATATCAAGAGCAGTTATAGATATATCTGAAACATTAAATGTAGCATTACAAGCATCAGATAAAACTGCAAAAAATTTAGTTATTAGACAAGTAGACTTTGATGTAGCTCAATCGGTGGCGAGTGTTACTGGTAAAAAAGAGTTTTATTTTTTAGGATATGATAGATCCCCTACAGTTAAAATTACACAAACAGAACCATTACCTTTAAAATTATTAGGAATGGCATTGGAGGTAGTATATTAATGGCGGCAATAACACCAGCAACTATGTTTATGATTTCTGCTGGAATTAGCACAGCTGGAGCTTTGATGCAACTATCAGCTCAAAGAGCTGCTGCTAAAGAAATGACTAGAAGATATGAACAAGAATCAAAGATAGCAGAGTTTGAAGGATTACAAGCAGAACTTAATAGAAGGAGAGAAGTAGAACAAATACTTGCAAACAATAGAGCAGTTAAGGGTGCAAGTGGAGTAGGGGAAAGTAGAAGTTTTTTAGCTATCCAACAAGATGTTAGAGATGTATTAGATAAAGATTTATCTAATATAGCATTTAATACAAAAAAAATTGTAACATCATATGATCAAGCTATTTACAATGAAAAACTTGATGCAAGATATTCTACTATAGGAACAATGGTAGCAGCATCAACTAATATTATTAATGGTTGGCAATACCATGATATGTATAGAAAAGTAGGAGAAAAAACATTTGGAGAAAAAGTTTTAGGATTTAAGAATAGGATTATGCGTGGTTAAAATATCTAAAGTAAGTCCAACTACTACAGTATCACCATCATCTACAGCATCAAGAATGGGTGTTGTAAGTGTAAGTGTTCCTTCTATAAGTACCATTACTGGTACAGTAGCAGATCAATTAAACTCAATAGGTGAAGCACAAGCAAAACTTTATGATGCAAACTGGATGAATGATTACGAATTTAATACAGGAATGTATATAAATAATAAAGTAAGTGAAATTATACAGTCAGGCGAAAACCCAAACTTAGAAGCATTTACAACAGAAATGACTGCATATAATGATTCTGTATTAGCTAATGCACCTGAAAGATTAAAGATAGCAGCAGATGGTTATTTTCAACAAAAGTTTATTAATAGTTTTGAAATATTAAGAGATCAATCTAATGCTATTACATTTGCTGATGCAGAAATAAAATACAATACTTGGAGAGATAATATTATTGTAGATGAAGAAGATCATTTTTTGAAATTATCTTTAACTGCACCCAATCCAGAAGCTATGATGGATTCTATTCATGAGTATTCTGCTACAGTTTTAACAAGAGCATTAGCAGTAAATAAAGAAAAATATGAATCATTAATGCCTTTTAGTCAGGGTAAATACAATGAATCAACATTACAACAAACTGAATTAGGTTTATTAATTGAAGTAGAAGTAGCTAGAAACAATGCAATACTAAGATCATTTTATCAGAATATAGATATTACAAATCCTGAAGAAGTAGCAGCAGCAGATATGGCAGCTAATCAATATATTAATAATTATATAAAAGATAAGAATAATGTAAGAGGTATTAACTATAATATATTTAAAGATGAAACTGGTAAGTCTATAAGTGAACAAACAGTTAAAGGTATTATAGATGAATCAGAAAAATATTTAGGTCAATTAAGATCAGTTAATACTACTAAAGCAGTTAAACAAAGTGGAATGGTAAGTGCTAATAATTATAAAGATTACAAAGATCTTGATGATAATTTAAATAATTTATCTTATTGGGGTCCGAATAGTTTGTTTGTTATTAGAAATGATGATGCTGCACCAGGCTCACCAAATACATATAGAGAATGGACATTCAATGAATTTTTTGAAACTTATAAAGATAAATTTTCTGAGTCAGAAATTTATAATCTGTATGATGCTAATACAAAAAAGAACTTTGTAAAAAGATATATGGATGAAGCAATAGCAAATATAGGTGATCCTGAAGTAAGTTTTAAATCTTTAATACAAAGTAATAATTTTAAACAAATGAATATCGGTGCTAGTGAAGATGAATTAATGCAAGGATATTTACAATATGCTTTAGGTGATGATTATGTAGATTCACCTAGTTACTATGATAATGCAAGTAGAGAAACAAGAACACAACTTAATAATTTATTTAGAAAAGAACAATATGTACCTAATGGTATGGTTGCTTGGTTAAACGCAGTAAATCCAGCAAAAATGGAAGATACTCCATTAGAAGAATTACCTAATTTATTATCTAATAGATTAAGTACATATGCAAATATTACAAGTAATGGATTGATTGCAAACAATATAAATAAAAATGTATCTGCTATGTATGATGAGATGATTAATTTACAAACAAAAGGTTTTGATTTTCAAGAAATAGCACAACATTTTAAAAGAAAATCTAAATATACAGAAACAGAATTAACAAATATGAATAATGTTAATAAGAGTTTTCTTGATGAAAATATTGGTAATTACTCACAATATTGGATTGATTACTATGTGCAATCTCAAAAAGTAAGAAGAAAAGATATGATGACCATACAGTTTGGTGAAGATGGTATTACTACATATAAAGGTCAAGGATTAGATGAAACAAGTTTAGTTGCAGAATTAGAAGCTGAAGCTATGGCTATATATAAAAAATCATCAAGATTAATAGATGAAGTTATACAAAATAACACTTTAGAATATATGAATCTTATATCGAATGTTGATGATGATAACAATGATATACAAAGAAATTTAAATAAAGCAATAAGAAATGCTTTAGAAAATAGACATAAAGATAATTTTGGTACTAGTTCTTTTATGGATGATAATCCTGGTACAGCATATGTATATTTACCTATAACACAAATGCACAGTAATTTAAAAGAAAACCAAATAGGAGATGCACTTACTTCATATGTTTATAACAATGTTAATGCAATATTATCAGATCCAAATAATCAGTTATATGAAGATGTAGCAAGTCAGTTTTCTGTTGGTGGTCAAGTAGAAATACCAAACCATCAAGAAATTAGAGAATTAATACAACAAGGAAATATATATGTTACAGCTGTAGATAATGGTTTTACTGGTATATCCACAATGTATGAAGTTCATATAGCAAATTCTGGTACACAGTTTGATGAACCATATGGGTACGATATGTTAAACCATTTAAGTTTTGATGGTAGTTATTTTAATCCAAGTATATATACAGGCATAGTTGGACAAGATGGTCAGTTTAAACCTGGTGTTTTAACAAAAGAATTTTTCAAAGATTTAGTAGATGGCAATTTAGTTCTTGATGGTGATATGCAAGATATGATTCAACAAAAGTATTTAGGTCCAATACTAAGAAAACTAAAAGGTGGAGAGAATGTAGATAAATTATATTCTGAATTACTATTCCAATTATACACAGGACAGCAAGTAGATTTTAGAGATATAGGAAAATAATGGGTAGACCATTTATAAAAGACGAAGATCCAAATAAAAAAAGCAAACCTATTATCCAAAAAGATAAAGGTCCATTAGAAGAATGGAGAGAAAGTAAAAATGAATTTTTTGATTACTTTGGTAATCCTGACAAAGTATGGAGATCTTTATCAAATAGAACTGTTTTAGGTATACCTGAAAATATAGCAAAGTATAAAGACTTTGATGATCAAACAGATGAAGATTATAATCCCTATACAGATCCTTTATTATCAGATTATTTTGAATTAATACCTACACATTTTTTTGATTCTAGAAGTAAAGCAGAAACTATAGCTAGAATTAATAATTTAAAACAAAAAATAGATGATCAGAAAAATCCATATTTTAATTCTGTAAGTTTAGTTAGTGAGATATTTCTAGATCCATCATCTATATTAATATTAAGCAAACCATTAAGATTAGCTATGATGGGAGAAAAATCTAATAGATATTCTAAAATAGGTGGTTTATTAGCAGCAGAAGAAACATTAAAACAATTTACTGATAGAGATAGAACTACAGCAGATGCAATAGTAAGTGCATCTATAGCTGGTGTTTTACATAAATTAAGCCCTGTATTATCTAAGTATGACAAAAGAAGTAATGTGTATAGAAATGATCCTGATTTTAAAGGTACAACAATAGACCTAGATGATTTAGCTGATGCTACAAAAACAGAAGTAGGTATATCTGGATTAATAGGTGGACCTAAACCAAAACCAGTAAAACCAGGAGTTACTAAAAATGTAACTGATTACATTAAAGTAATGAAAAATGAATACCCAAATCTAAATATTGTCATTGGTCAAGGAGTAGGAAAAACAAGACCAGATGGAAAGTATGTACCAGCATTTTATAATAAACAAACAGATACTATTATTCTAGATATAGATGGCATTAAAGATATGTACAAGCAAGGGAGACCTTTCAAAAATGTTAAAATGGCTGATGGAATAGTACAAGGTTTTAAAAAATCAGATTTTAAAAATATAGATGAGTTTGTAAGTTTTGTAATGAGGCATGAGTTTGCTCATAAAGTATTTAAACAATATCCTAAAGAAACTAAAGCTGCTTATGAAAACAGAATAAACAAAATAGCATATGATCAAATATTAGATAATAGAAAAGGTATAGTTCATAAAGGTTCTACTATGTTAGATGATTATAGAATCATAGAAAGAGAAGGTAGAAACTATGCAAACTATAATAATGAATTAACTAAACAATTAAATTGGGATGATTTTAGATATAAAAAAACTGGACTAGGTGTAGAAAGATTATCGTTTCTATCCCCATTAGATTATTTTGTAAATACAGGAAGTAAGAGTAGCAAAGAATATGCTATTAATATGGTAACTAGTCCGTTGTATTTTGAGTTTACAAAAAAACATTATGGTACACCATTATCAGCAGAAACAGTTAGAAATATGGAACACCTTCCAAAACTAGCAGATGCTATAGAAGAAGGATATAGAACAACAGCTAAAATTATACAAAGAATATCTAAAGACAAAGTAAAACCAAAAACAAAAGTAGGTATGAAATTTAGTAAATACATGACACCAGAAGATGTATTTAAAGAAACATTTTATGCTATGTTAAATGGAAAGAAACATGAAGTTTCAGAGATAGCTGCATATGCAGAATATATTAGTTCTAATTTTTATGATGTATTTGCAAGAGAAATAAACAACCTTGCTTTATATATGCTAGAGCCAATAAAAAGACAAGATTTTGCACAAGGTTTAGTTGATAGTATGAGAAACTCAAAAGTAAAAAGCAGAACTATTAGAGAAACTGGAGAAACCTGGACATTAGCAGAAGCAGAAAAGTTTTTAAAAAATGCAAACTTAGATGTAGAACTAGCTAATTTTTCTAAGATACAAAATTATGTAAACATAAATTATAAACATGATCAAATAGCTTTAAGATTTGCTGAGTTTGAACCTTTAATGAGAAGATTACTTGCAGATATAAAAGTAAAAGGTAAACCTAAATTTGATCCTGAAGATATAGATGACATCATCAATGGTTTTAAAAACTATGCACCAAATAGTTTTCCTAAAGTACCAAGAAATATTGCACCTACAAATGTATATAAATTAAAAAATAGCTATCACTCAAAACATTTAAAACAAAGATATTTGAAAGGTATTGACTATAAAGCATTAGCTAAAGCTGGTTTTATAGAAGATAACATGGAAATGAATATGTCTTTATATTTCAGATCTGTAGGTCCAGACATAGCTGTAGCAAAAAAGTATGGAGATCCTTATGCTTTTGGATGGTTTTATGAAGATGGTAAAACAGGATATGCACCAGGATTACAACAAATGTATGATGAATTTTTTAGAAAAACACCTAATCCAAATAAATCACAATTAGATAAATTTAATGATGAAATTATAAAAGCAGAACATTTAAGAGAACTAGTTAAAAATAAATATGGTATACCTGATAATCCTAATAGTTATTTTTTTAAAGGTGTTACTATGATGAAAGTATTTAATAACTTAACTATGCTAACTGGATTTTCACAAGTAGCAGATATAGGTAGAGTTTTAACTGTAGATGGTTTGTTAAATACAAGTAGAAAATTAATTCAAGCATTTAGTAATGGTAATGGTAAATCAATATTTAAAGCTGGATTAAAAGAAGGAAGATTAGCTGGTCAAATGTGGGATACAACTATTGCTTGGTCTAGAGCTAACATTATATCAGGTAATGATTTCCTACATTCTAGTTTTACTGGTGCTGAAAAATTATTCCAAGAAGCAAATCAAGTTATGTTTCAATATGGAAATATGCAAAATCCTTGGAATGTTGTTGTTAAAACTGCATCAACAATTATGGCACAAACTAAACTACTAGATATTATTGAGAGATTAGCAAAAGGTAAAAGTGTTAAAAACTGGGAAAGAGAATATGTAGCATCATTAGGTTTTGGTAGTGCCACAAAAAAAGAAATGGCATCAATAATTAAAGTAAATGAGTTGTATCAAAAATATGGTAATGGTAAAGGTACAAGTAGTGGTCCATTAACAAAAGACCATGATTTATTAAAGTTTCCTAATACTGACCTATGGATTAATAGTGTTGATGATTTAGATGCTGCTATGAAATTTAGAGCAGCTTTATATCAAGAAGTAGATAATATAATAGTTACACCTTCACTTGCTGATGCTCCGCTTATAGCTAATACTTTAGGTGGATCATTGATATTTCAATATAAAAAATTTGGTATGTCTTATACCAGGAGAGTGTTATTAAGAGGATTACAAGCACAAGATGGTAGATTTATACAATCATTAGCTGCATTAACCTTATTGGGTATGATGATAGATGCAATTAGATCTAAGCAAACTGGAGCACCTTATGATAATAAAACATTATCAGAAAAGGTATTAGATGGTGCAGAAAGAGGAGGTATTGGTGGTATATTTACTGATATAGATAGAATTATGATGGCATTATCAGACAATAAAGTAGGTATTAGACCTCTGTTATTAGGTATACAAAGACCTTATGGTACATCATTAAAAAGAAAAATGGGTTCTATAACACCTACAGGATCAAGTATTGGAAACATTATGGAAATAATATATGACTGGGGTAGAGGCAGACATACACATCATACTGCCAGAAGAATAAGAAGGGCAATACCCTATAACAATGTTTGGTACGCAGATTTTTTATTTGATAAACTAGAGAAAGGATTATATTAGTAAATCATGGCATTAGCAATATCAGATACATCACCTAGAATACAATATACAGCAACTGCTGGGCAAACCTCATTTACTGTACCATTTGAGTTTTTTGCTGATGCTGATTTAACAGTCATTAAAACATCTGTATCTGGTGGTGTAGATACTACATTAACACTTGCATCTAGTCCTTCTAGTGCTACACAATATTCCGTTACTGGTGCTGGTGTATCAGGAGGTGGATCTATTACCCTCGGTGCTGGTGCTACTGTTAATGATAAATATACTATCCTTAGAAACTTAGCTGTATCAAGAACATCAGATTTCCCAGTATCTGGTAACTTTCCTATAGAAACACTTAATACTGAGTTAGACAAAATTGTTGCTATGATCCAGCAAAATGAAAGAGATAATAAATTTTCTCCACAAGCTAAATCATCTACATCAACTGCATTTAATTTAACATTTCCAGAGTTAGTAGCAAACAAACTATTAACTGTAAATAGTGCTGGAAATGGATTAGAATTTTCACAAGAGATAGGCACATTTAAAGGTAACTGGTCAGCCAGTACTGCATATGTAGAAAGAGATTTAGTTAAAGATACATCTACAAACAATATATTTATTGTTAATACTGCACATACATCAACTGGTAGCCAACCATTAACTACCAATGCTAATAGTGCTAAATATGATTTAATAGTAGATGCAGCATCAGCTACTACTTCAGCTACAAATGCTGCTAGTTCAGCTACAGCTGCCGCATCAAGTGCAACTACTGCATCTGGACACGCAACTACAGCAACTACCAAAGCTGGAGAAGCTGCAACTTCTGCTACTAATGCAGCCAGTTCTGCAACAGCAGCTGCTAGTTCGGCTACTAGTGCTAGTGGTTCTGCCACAACTGCAACTACTAAGGCTAGTGAAGCAAGTACAAGTGCAACTAACGCAGCATCATCCGCAACCTCTGCTGCAAGTTCTGCTACGACAGCAACGACCAAAGCAAGTGAAGCCTCAACCTCTGCAAGTAATGCTGCTACTTCTGCAAGTACAGCTACAACTCAAGCTACAACTGCTACAACCAAAGCTACTGAGGCTGCTACATCAGCTACGACAGCAACTACACAGGCAACTACAGCTACTACAAAGGCAAGTGAAGCCGCTACATCAGCAACAAACGCAGCTACATCTGCTACATCAGCTTCGACATCTGCTACTAATGCTGGTAATTCAGCTACCGCAGCCGCAAATTCAGCTGCCGCAGCTGCAAACTCATTTGATGATTTTGATGATAAATACTTAGGAAGTAAGACTTCCAATCCTACTACAGATAATGATGGTAATGCTTTAGTATCTGGTGCTTTATACTTTAATTCAACTGCTAATGAAATGCGTGTATATGATGGTGCAAACTGGATTGCTGCATCATCTGCTGGTACTGCATCTTTAATAATTTATGAATATACAGCAACCTCTAACCAAACTACTTTTAGTGGTAGTGATGATAACTCAGCAACTCTTTCTTATAGTGTAGGTAATTTACAAGTTTCTTTAAATGGTGTCTTACTAGACTCTGGTGATTTTACAGCTACATCAGGCACATCTATTGTATTAGGTAGTGGTGCAGCAACAGGAGATTTATTAACTGTTTATGCCTTTAAATCATTTACAGTCGCAGAACTAAATGCCAACAATCTTAATGATGGTATTGTACCAATAGCAAGACTAGGAACTTCTGGTACAAAAGATGCAACCACATTTCTAAGAGGTGATAATACCTTTGCTACTGTTACCTCTACCACAATCAATAACAATGCTAACAATAGATTAATTACAGGCAGTGGTACTGCTAATACCTTAGAGGGTGAAGCCAACTTAACCTTTGACGGAACTAATTTAAAATTACCTGATAGTAAAAAAATTCAATTTGGAACTGGTGGAGATATGTCAATTTTCCATGACGGCACAAATTCTATTATTGCTGAAGAAGGTGGCGGAGATTTGTATGTTCAAAATAATGCTAACTTTGAAATTTTAAATGAAGCAGGTAATGAAGTAAAAGCTAAATTTATAACTGACGGAGCAGTAGAACTTTATCATAATAATGTTAAGAAATTTGAAACCACATCTACTGGTGTAACTGTAACAAGTAGTGACCCTGTTCTAGCTTTATACTCTAGTGGTTCAAATCGAAATACTCATATTTACATGGGGGATAGCACAGATGCTGATGCAGGCAAAATAAGTTATGATATTGCTCAAGACAAAATGCAGTTTTCTACAAATGGTTCACATAGATTCACTGTAGATAATTCTGGTCATATAGTTCCCGCAACTACAAACACCTACGACTTAGGTTCATCATCTCTCGTATGGAGAAACATCTATACCTCTGACTTCCACATGAGCAACGAAGGTTTAGACAAAGGAAACGATATAGACGGAACAAAAGGTTCTTGGACTTTCCAAGAGGGTGAGGAGAACTTGTATCTCATCAATAATAAAAATGGCAAGAAATATAAATTTAATTTAACGGAGATAAAATAATGGCTTTTATATCTAACGGAACAACTGTTGCTAGTGGTGGCTCATTGCAAAATGTTCCCGCTCCAACTAACTCTCAGATTTTAACAGGAGTAGCTAGTCCACTTTGTGGTGCAGTAGGGGGTTATTTATTTGCAAGAATTAACTCTACTAAAAACCCAGATAATACATTTTCTGGAAACAATGATGATTTTAAATATGGTGGTAAAAACAATCAAAATATACCTTCAGGAACTTATAGAATAATGGGTAAAACTCATACATCTGACGGTGATATAGAAAGACTTACTGTAGTCTTGAGGATTTCATAATGACAGAATTTACTTGTATATTGATAGACGCAAAAAATCCTAAATGGGCTAATGCACAAAATACTTTAATCGAAGTAGAAGCTAAATGGGAACATCTGGAAGAAGAAGGTTATCTTCCTTTTGCTGCTAATCCAGAAGATATTGAAGCTCATGGCAGAGATTTATATCAAAGATGTGTAGATGGTGAGTTCGGCACAATCGCTGAATATGTAGCACCACCAGAACCAGAAGTAACAGAGGAGCAACCAAGTGAGTAAAACAAGAAACCTATCCGATTTATTAGATGCTAATGGTGATGTTAAATCTAGTGCGTTAGATAATGTACCCGCTAGTGATGTAGTTAATGATACCTCACCACAGTTAGGTGGTGATTTAGCTTCTAATGGTCATGATATTCTTATGGCTGATAGCGATAAGATAAAACTTGGTACAGGAACTGACCTAGAATTTTATCATGATGGAAACGACAGTTACATACAGAATGATACTGGTGGTTTATTTATATTAGGTAACAATGCTGTTCAAATAAAAGATGAAAGCAATTCAAAATTTATTGCAAAGTTTGTTGAAGATGGTGCTTGTGAACTTTATCACAATAACTCCAAAAAAATAGAAACCACATCTGGTGGTGTTACAATTACAGGAACTGCAACTGCTACTGCTTTTAGTGGTGATGGTTCTGCATTAACCAATGTACCAGCTGGTGTTTCTGATGTTGATATAGTAGTGGTTACTTCTTCTGGAACTTATACTCCGACTTCTGGAACTAAGTTTGTTAGAGTTTATGCTACAGGCGGTGGCGGTGGTGGCGGTGGTGTTGTTCCTAACAGTTCTGATAGATTTCTTGCTGCTGGTGGGAATGGTGGAAACACCGCAGTTAAAGTTTTTACAGCCACAGAATTAGGAGCAGACGCATCAATAAGTATTGGTTCTGGTGGTTCTGTAAGTCAAAATGATGGTGGTAATGGTGGAGATACAAGTTTCAATCCAGCGGGAACTGGTGCTACTATAACAGGAACTGGTGGTTATGGCGGTAAAGCCTGTAAGACTGACGGTTATTCAATGCATAGTGAAGAACAACACACAAGCACAGGAAATGGCGACTACAATCATTTTGGGGATTTTGGCAGACATGCTTTTAGAAAAAATAATAGTTCTAGCACTTTTGATATAAGCGGAGCGGGAGGTAGAAGTTATTTTGGCAGAGGAGGACAGCCAATCGCAAATGACATATCTTCATCTTATGCTACTGCTGGAAATGCTGGTACTTTTGGCGGTGGTGGTGGCGGTGCTGCTGTAAAAAATAATAATGGTTCAAACAGAAATGGTGGCGCTGGTGGTGCTGGTGTAGTGGTTATAGAGGAGTACGCATAATGGCTAAAGTATGTATTTTAAATTCAACAAGTAATGTCGTAGAAAATATCTGCGAGGTAGCTGATATTAATAATATCCCAAGTTTTTTAGCTCAAGAAGGACAAGTTATTGCTACTGACCATACAGGAAATATAAATGATGTTTGGAATGGTTCTTCTTATGATGTTCCTAACAATGTAGATAATAAAACTGACCAACAAAAGTGGTTTTATATCAGAGAAAGAAGAAACAAACTTCTAGCAGAAACAGATTATTATGCTCTATCAGATGTCACTATGACAACTGAGATGAGTAACTATAGACAACAATTAAGAGATTTACCTACATCTACATCTAATCCAGATGATGTGGTATTTCCAGAGAAACCATAATGTGTGAATTTTGTAACGGTGAATGTATTTGTAGGTAATGCCTTCTCTATCTGAAAAGACAGAAATAGGATTACCTCTTAAAAATCTATTAGGATTATTAGGTATTACTGCAACAGCAGTATGGGCTTATTTTGGTATTATTGAAAGACTAAATAATATAGAAACTAGAGCCACTCTATTTGAAGCTGATCTTGTAAAGAATGCAGATCAAACTCCTATAGATCAGGAACAGTTTATGTTATTAGAATTTGTATCAGACCAAGTAGAAGGTATGTCAGAAGATTTAGAAAATATGGCACATAACAAAGTAAACATTATGAGATTACAAACTGATATGGAAAAAGCATTAAATGACATTGAAGAATTAAAAGATAAAATAAGAGCAGCCAATGGTTACTAAAGTTATTATAGCATTACTATTGTTTTCACAAGGCACTATGATTGAACATACTGTTACTGATGGTGTAAAAGATTGCCTTGAAAAAAAAAGAGTTATGGAAAGAAATATGTCAGATACAGTTAGAATATCCTGTGCAAAAGTAGAAGCACAAATAGAAACCATAGAAGGTGTTGAATTTATTAGATCAATGAGTAAAGTAAATTAATGGCTACACTATCAGAATTACAAAAAGAACTTAGATCTGTTAAAAAAGAAGTTAGAGAACTAAGAACACATAACAAGTTTTTATTAGATAGACTTGATTTAGCACATGAAAAAAATGCTAAATTAAGAGAAGAAAAAAACAACATGACTGTAGATGATGTTGTGTTGATGCAGAAAGCTAAAGCTGAATATGCTTCTTCTGTAGAAAAATCAATTAGTGAACAATTATCTATACAAGAAAAAGTTCATTTAAACTCATCAGGATTATCCAATGGCAACACAGTCGGAGAAAATAAATAAATTAGAAAAAGATATCCTGTTAATTAAAAAGGATATCGAGATTATCAAATCTAATCATCTTAAACATATTGAAACAGATATTAGTATGATTAAAAAAGTCATGTGGTCTGTAGGATTCTTAGTATTTTCTAACCTACTGGCATTACTCATGACACAGTTCAATTGAAATTTTACTTAATCATTGTCTTTTGCGTACAGTCTTTAACAAGTCCATTAGATCAAACTTGTGTAGTAGAGCCTCTATATGAGAAGTTTAATAGTGTAGGGGAATGTCTTGCATATGTGGATAACTTTAGATACAGTTTAAGAGAGAAAACAGATTTGTACATTACAGGGTTTTGTACACAGAAGGAACACAATGTCATTTGAAGAACTAAAAGATAGAATCAAAAAACATGAAGGTTATCGAGCTGATGTTTATAAATGTAGTGAAGGTTTTGATACTGGTGGGTATGGTCATAAAATTATACCTGGAGAAGATATACCTACGACAGAAGAAGGTTGGAGTGAACTATTTGAAAAAGATTTCCAAACTGCCTGTGATGGTGCAGATCGTGTACTCGGTGATTGTGATATAGATACTACCGCAAAAGAAGTAGTTATAGAAATGGTTTACCAAATGGGTGAAGGTGGTGTATCTAAATTTAAAGGTATGTTATCAGCTCTTAGAGAAGGTAAGTATACTGATGCTTCTGATGAAATGATTGATTCTCTTTGGTATCGTCAAACACCAAATAGAGCATCAGAATTAGCATTAATAATGAGGGAGATAGATGTTGCTTAATTTATTAGGTCCAGTTGCTGGTGCTGTATTTAAAACCATAGACAAAGTAGTAGACAATAAAGGTGAGGCAGACAAACTCAAAGCCAAAGTACAAGAGAAAATTATATCTGGTGAACTAGCAGAACTAGAAGGTGCTGCTAAGATCATACAGACAGAAGCACAAGGGGGATTCTTACAAAGAAACTGGCGACCAATTATGATGTTGGTCTTTGCTGGTTTAATGGTAGCCCATTGGTTTGGTTATACTGCACCTAATATTCCAGAATCTGTACAGAACTCACTACTAAATATTATCTTAGTAGGTATTGGAGGATATACTATTGGTAGATCAGGTGAAAAAATCGCAGATAGATTTAAAAAAGACAAGTAGATCATACAAGAAGAAATTAACTAACCCTCCTACGGTCCTTAAAACAGGAAATATGGATAAAATTTTGGTCATTTCTGACCTTCATATACCATATCACCACCCTGATAGCTTTTCTTTCCTTAACAAGCTGAAGAACAGATATGATTGGGATAAAATAATTAATATCGGTGATGAAATGGATTGGCACTCCATCAATGTAAGCCATGTCATCAACCCAGATCTTCCTTCGGCGGCTGATGAACTAGAAGTAGGTAAGTTCTGGATGAAAAAACTAGAGAAGATGTATCCAGACATGACACTACTAGAATCTAATCATGGATCTATGGTACTGCGTAGAGCTATGGCAAAAGGAATGTCTAAGTTCTTCTTGAAAGACTACAATGAAATACTTGATGTATCATCTCGGTGGAAATGGAAAGAATACCATTGGGAAACAAACAGACTAGGCAGAATATATTTTGCACATCAAGTATCTAAGAACATTGTCAAGTCAGTACAACTTATGTCTGCTTCGGTATGCCAAGGACATTATCACACGCAGTCAAATATAGAGTATGTAGGTAATGACTTTCATTTAAACTGGGGTATGTCAGTAGGTTGTCTTGTAAATAAAACATCTCTTGCTATGGCATATATGAAAATCAATGTAGCTAAACCAATACTATCTTGTGGTTGCATCATAAATGGTGTACCTTACTTAATACCAATGTTATTAAGGAAGGATGGTTCTTGGGATGGGCAAATATACATCTAAAGATAAAAAATATTTTAATAAGATCATACAGCATGGATGCTGCGTACCTGGTTGTACATCTAATTCACCTATGAATGTCCATCACTTACGAGGTTCTCAGGTTCAATTTAAAAGATCTAATCAGCTTGTAGTACCTTTATGTTTTGAACATCATTCGGAACTGACATGGGGTAAGTATAAACCAGAAAATAAGTTTTGGGAATACTATGAATTTGATGCGTTAGAATATGCTAATGAACTGTGTGATTTGTACTTGGCACAACACTAATACTATCTACTTTTTTTTTTATAGATTTACCAATATTTTTTGTGCTTCTTTCACCAGTTAGATACATAGCTGTTACTGCAAACGCACAGAATATAGTATCTTTATCATACCCAAACTGTTTTAAGTAAGCACTATAATCATTTAAGGTTTCTATTAACTCATCTAATTGAGATTTAAGTACCATAGGTTATATATATGGCTTTGTTTATATCATGTCAATTCATGAACCAGGAATAATTTAATGGGTTTTCCTGGATGGCTTTATACTTCGCCCTTATTCCCCAACCATATATATAAAGGTGCTTATAGTAAGAGGATATACACAAACATATTTTCCTTTCAATATAATTTGATACAGCACCTTAATTCCCCATCAACCTAGCTAGGTGAAGGTTTTACCTTACATAACTCAGGGGAAACTTTTAGATCTACGAAAAGACTCCTAGTCTTTATCCTTTGCATAAAATAGATCTATTCGCCAAGGGCGAGGGATTAGTGTTATTACCCTCATGCTTTCAGCTACAGATATACATTCATCATTTGCCTACTTACAACCACCTTCGAGTACCTCAGGCATTTGCCCATACTTCATCTCTAGTGTACCTTATGCCTCTGTATAGACATTATTCAGTCAGCCGATACCGAGAGCTACTCAGTATCACGAAACTTTTAAAACTTTCTGTGTAGGCGTGTAGCCACCAGCTGTGCTTTACGCTCACTACCTTATGTCTTTCCTACACAGTTCCATATGGAAACTAAAATGGTATGTCAGGTATATCATCATCTGGTAAGGCATCATCATTAACTGATTCTACAGACTTATCATTCTTACCACCTAACATCTTCATAACACCAGAGTATCTTGGTATTAGTATTGATGTGTTATACCTCTTGTTACCATTACTATCTGTATATTGTGATACATCTATCTGACCTTCAATGTATAACATAGTACCTTTTGATACATAGTTCTTGATAGTCTTTGATAGATTAGGATCAAATGTAACTACCTTATGCCAAGTAGTTTTATCAGTCATTTGCTGAGTGTCTTTATCTCTGACTTTCTCAGTAGTAGCGATAGACATAATAGCCATCTCACCAGACTTGATAGTCTTGATCTCTGGATCTGTACCAGTTCTACCTACAAGTATTACTTTATTAATCATTAGTATTTACCTCCTGTACTTTTGATTTATCAACATTACCCTTGTATTTTTCTTCAAGCTGTTTCACATATTTGTTTGAATCAAACATACCCATGAATACATCAGCATTGAATCCTAGATGTGATAGTGCTTTTGTTAGAGCATCAGTCAATGCCTTCTTAGGTGCATCATCATCTACTCTGCCTTTAGCATCTACCAATAAATTACAACCTCTTACTGGACCATATTTGTATTCAGGTTTACCAACCCATATAGATACATCAGCAAATTGAAATGCTTTGTTGTCCATAGTTAGAGTATCATACTTGACATCATATCCCCAACTTGCACCAACTGGTCCGAAGATCTCTGTAGCTCGTCTGATTTGATAGTGAGCATCAATAGAAGTAAAACTCCTAGCTCCAAAGGAAACCCTCTTAGTGAAACGAGGATCAGTTTCTTTAGCCTGATTCCAAATAACCAGATTCTTGTCTTTAACATTATTATCATTAACTTCATTCATTATATTACCTCCTCTAATGTTTGAAAATCTACATAGTCATCAGGTGGCACATCTTTCTGTATGTGATTTGTCCAGAACTGATACTCTGCATTAATAAGTTTTTTCTGAAACTTTTTATCTTGTTTAATATGAAATGCTTTCCATCTCACATTACCAAAGATAACTGATAACCATGCTTGTTTTAAGTTTGATACAACTAGATAGTGTTGTATCTGTGCATAGTATTTTTCAATAATAGTATCTTCTTTAGTCATCATGTTAGTATGTTTAGCTTCAAAGATACCTAAAGTTTTTAGATCTTGATTCAACACAAAACCATCTAGGTTAGCCATCATCCATTTAGATCCATTCTTATCTACTGGATTGTGTACTAGTGTCCAATCACATTCTTTGACTGGCATATCTGTTTGTGCTGTGAACCATTCTCTATTGAATGATTCGGTGTGTATACCTAGTTGTACTGGTAATACAAATGAAAGATCTTCTTCTTTGATACCCTTCTTGATCTCATAAAGTTCTTTCCATTTACCAGCAACAAGTAATGTAGCATCACTCCCACCGATTCCTGTTTTTCTGTCTATAACTTTCTTTTGATTCTGTATATTCATTTACCTTCCTCTTAACTATATCTTCGATATCAGATTTTTTTTTCCAGAGAGCATCAGCTAATCTCTTAGCTGAAGGATCTCCATTCAATAAACCTACTCGCAGTTTGTATTCTATATCACGATCAAACCAAACTCTAGCTAAATATGTTACTTTTTTTATCCACCATCTTTTGCGTTGTACTGGATCATTTAAATTATATTTAGTATTTTTTCTTGGTCGTAATCTCTTTTCATAAGCTAAGTTCTTAACTATATTATCTATTTTCATATTGATTAATTAACCTATCTATATACCACCTAGCCTTCTTCAAATCCTGTACTGGATTATCAGGGTTCTTATGACGATTGCGAACAACATACTTAATGATGTTTGCTTCATGGTGATTTAGTTTGAACTGTTCTATTACATCAATAACTTGAAAATCAGAACCAATGTAATAGCCTGGATCAATTGGATTTACTTTTGTCATTGGACCTCCTGTTGTAACATTTTATACAAGTATACAGTTTATAATCTATCATCATAGCTTTAGTCCATATCTTCTTACAGACTACGCATCTTTCTTTAACTAACATACTCTTAGGTACATATCCTCTTTTACCCATAATACCTCCATGATGAGGGCAGCCATGCGGAGGAAGGAGATCATATACAATGAAATAACTGCCCTCTATTCTGTTTTAGTGAAACCACTTGCAGTTTGCAACCTTTCTTTCACGATCATATCTAGTATTAATTGAATCACTTGGGTAATGTGTACTCCAATGTGTCATAGCTTGATATGCACTAAACTTGTTTTCACCAAACTGTTTTGAATAATTATCATTGTATTCATCTAAGATGTAGCCTTTGTGTCTTTGATTTACATGGCTTTTATCTTGTTCAGTTGGTTGTAAACATAACTGATCTACTTGATACTGAAGCTCGTTTTTATCTACTGGAATAGATGACCACTTCTCCATTGTATTAGATACAGTTCGTAGTCTATCATTGACATCAAATGTGTTTGGTCTTTCAAATGTAACTTCTTTGTTACCTTTGTGTTGTGATGAGATACGAACATCCCATAGTGGTGATTTCAATCCATTCAAGCATAACATGAAATAATATCCAAGATCAAAGGTAAGCTGCCTCATACCATTGTAACTGTTATGAAGTATAGCTTCTAAAGCAATAAAAGAATCTTTATACGGTATCTGATATAAAGGTAACCTAAAGTGTATTGCCATCAAAGCACCTTTGTTAGACATCCTGTATGCTTCCGACATATCTGTAGTATCAAAATGTCTAGCAAGATAATCATGTGCTAGTTCATATGCTTGTGGATGTGTTATTAGTTTGTATGTATCTTTGTGTATTGCAATCAACTCGTTGTTATCATCACGAACCAACTGTTTGTAACCAGGTATCTTAGTCTGGTGTTGATTGTATACTTCTTCACTTCGTACTGCGAAGTCTAATTGTTCTGGTAGCATAGCTCCTCCTATCCAAGATGGATTGTTATTTCATCTCTAGTTGAGAATGTATTATCAGCAAACTCAATAGTGATCTTGTTAATGTTTTTAAATTCATGGTTGTCAAACTCTGCTTCTTCACGAGTACCATGAAATACTCTTGATTCAAATTGCACTCTTGCATCAGGTGCGATCCTATTTACTTTACACATTAAGTCTTTAAATGTTTCTGCACTACACTTCATATAATTCTTCCTTTCCATAAAAGTCTTTGGGTAGTTGAAAACCCTTGATAATCCTAGTTTCTAGAGCTTTGAACATTAAGTTCTCTACTGCTTTTCTTCCTACAGTCATAGCTGAATTTTTAGAATCCCAATCGCTTTTGACTTGTGGACCTAGTACACTATCATCAACAGTTAATCTCCATTTAGTAATACTGTGCTTGAAGTTTGATTTAATCTTCACAATGTTCACAATTATTACTTGGTCTTGACCATATGGTATTGTTGCTTGGTAATGTCCTGGTCTAATACATTTCATACTTACCTCCTATCTGGTTTCAAATTTAAGTTCCTCTAATTGTTTTAACCAACCTTCTACAGTTGATATGTCTTTAGCTATAGCAGTTCTTAGTTTCTCAAACTCCTCTAGCATTTCATTTTCTACTAGAAATAACTCATCTAACTGATCTAGTGCAGTTGATAAACTATGATGTTTTATTGCATCTCTTGTGGCTAGTCTTTGATCCCACAATCTTGCTTTTAATATTTTTAATCCTTCTGTATTCATTATTACCTCCGATCTTACCTGATCCAATACATACATCACATTCATCTGATGCTTCTGGATTATTGAAATCTATAACTACTCCTAGTCCTAGACATCTAAAACATCTACGAAATGTTTGGTTCTCTGTTGAGATCATAATCAAACCTTTCTCTAACCATCTCTCTGACTTCTTGTGTATAGATTAGTTTCATTCCATCATGTAGCATATGTTCTACACATTTGTTTTCTAAGTCTTGATAATTATCACAATGCTCATAGTACTTTGTATAGATAACATCAAATCTATCTAGTTCATCTTGTGTGAAACTATCTTGTGGTAGTGGTAATCTTGTCATGTAAACCTCCGTTTTTTTAAAAAGTCAAAATGTCGGATTCGGTGATAGATCCTATCACACGCAGCCTATTCAGGCTGCTCATCCTGTTTGATGATTGCACGATAGAATAATATTGTAGCAGCAAATCCTAGTATCATTGATATACACATACCAAGTAATACAAATATTCCTAGTGCCATAAGTATTGTTTCCATTATTTCTTCCTTTTTTTGCGATCATTGATGATTGCTTTAGTAAGGTTGTTAGATACCCATACAATGAATATCCAAATGGGTGCTGCAATAACTGATAGTATTAGTGTAGGATTAAGTCCTAGTATCATCCACATCATGACTAGTCCACCACCAATAGATAAATACATTAATACAAATGTACCAATGTACTCCGATCTATCTTGAAATTTTAGTCCAGCTACTCCGTTGATTACTGACATGAATACTTTTCTGATCATTCTGAAAAGGTAATCTATCAATCCAATAGTTTGCCTGTGCATATTTACCTCCTTTGTACATTACATAGACTGTGATAATTAGTATTAGTATCATTCGGTGATTCCACCATTCCTCTCTGTTGGGGGGGGTATTATACCCCCTCACCTACCAATGTGTTGATGTCTGCATTTAGAATACTTTCTGCAAATTCTTCATGCTCCTCATCTGTTGGTTGTCTTAGTGTTGATGGTGTTGCTTTGTTTTTGTTCTTGTTTTCCAAAGCTTTTTCCCATGTTTCACCATAGATTAGTTCAAACTTAGATGACCAGGTGTCATATCTGTTAGTCCAATAGTCTGCAAGATCTGACCATCCTCTGAATGTTGCCACTCTGTCATAGTCTTGTTGCTGACCAATCTCTGTTACAGTATCTACACGATCATCTTTTGCTTTAGTCAATGCTCTTTTAGCTTGATCTGCTCTGCTACTGGCATTGTTCATGCCTGTTCTAGCACCTAGACATTCATACATGATACTGTCTTTGCACCATCCTTGCATGAATGTTGTTTGTTGTATTGGATACAAACTGTCAAATAGTGTGTTCATATCCTGTTTACTAGCATCATTGATAGCTACTAGTTCTTGTGGATCTATTCTCCATTCAGTCATTATACTACCTCCAAATCTGTATTGAGATCTTTGATATCATTTTCTTTGTCTTGCTGTAACGATATCCATTGTGCTTCTGATCTGTATGCTTCTGCTAGTTCATAATCATTTTCTTGCTCAGCATATGCTGCTTTGTCTAGCATTTCATTTATCTTTGCTTGATAGTCCATTATTGACCTCCTTCAATCTTTACTCCTATAAAGAGATTATACTCCTTATATTCATCATCCTGTGTTTCTATTGTGATTCCCCATGAATCTCTAGATCCACCTTCTGATACTATCACTCCATCTATTTCTTGATCATCTAGTGATATATCCTTGTACCATAAGTCCATTTGATACTTTTCCTTGAGCATATCCTTGATATCCTCTGCTATTTTACTCATTACCATGTATGGGTTTGTTAGTTTGTTCATTGTGAACTCCTTTCTGATTTGAGCCAAATCGAAAGGATTTGATAGTTCTTGTCAGGTGCGACTAGATGATCGTCATACAATAGGATAAATAAAAAGCTAGGCATCTTGTTGCATCCCTACCCCTCGTGGGTTGATAAGAACTAGCAACATCCTTTTTCATAATCGAAAATCCGAGAGAGAGTCCTTCGATCCACTTTATTCTTTTACAATTTTTTACTTGACATGGTTACGGAGGGCTTGGTATCTATCGTTATGGCAAGAACACAGTTAGGCAAGAAAGACGGACTGACATATAAACAAAGGCAGTTAGTTGATACCCTCGTAGCTAGTAATTGCACCATAACCGAAGCATCACAAAAGGCTGGGTATGCAAAGGGAGAAGCTGGTAGAGTAATAGCTAGTCGGACACTACGATTGCCAAAGGTACAAGCATACCTTATGCAAGAAGTATCCAACAAGTTAGGTCTAGGTTCTGTCCACGCATCCTCAACATTACTACACCTTATACAAAATGGTAAGTCTGAGTATGTTAGACTAGAAGCATCAAAGGATCTACTGGATCGAATAGGTATGAAAGCACCAGACAAGGTACAGCATAATCTGTCAGGTAATGTATCAATCAAAATAGATCTAGACTAGACGCATGGGGGGTTGGAAAACAGGGCGAAGCATGAGTGATAACCACCTCTACGCACACCATAGTTGAAAAAAGCACTTCAAAAAAATATTTTTTATAGTAAGGTTCGGATATGGCAGATCCTAGACTAAAGAGAGCTGGAGTAAGTGGTTTTAATAAACCTAAGAGAACTCCTGGTCATAAGACTAAATCTCATATAGTGGTGGCTAAGTCAGGTGGACAAATCAAAACAATTAGATTTGGACAACAGGGAAAGAAGGTAGGTTCTGTTTCAGGAACAGCTGGAAAACCAAAGAAGGGTGAATCAAGTAGAATGAAGGCAAAAAGAAAATCATTTAAGGCAAGACACGCAAAGAATATTGCGAGAGGACCAATGTCAGCAGCATATTGGGCAAACAAGGTGAAGTGGTGAGTACAGTTAATAAAGCTGGAAACTATACTAAACCAACAATGCGTAAACGCATATTTCAAAGAATAAAATCTGGTGGAAAAGGTGGTAAGCCTGGACAATGGTCTGCTAGAAAAGCACAGATGTTAGCTGTTGCTTATAAGAAAGCTGGGGGTGGCTATAAATAATGGGAAAAGGAACAAAACACTATTTTAAGAATGGTAAAGAATACAAAGGTGCAGTTCATAAAATGGGTAAAGGTGTGATACATACTGGCAAAACACATAGTAGTAGTAGTAAGCCAGTAGTACATTTTAAAGATCTTAGTCCTACTGCTAAGAAAAAAGCAAAAGGTTAATGGCATTAGCAAAATCACAACGCAGTCTGAAAGCATGGACAAAGCAGAAGTGGAGAACTAAATCTGGTAAACCAAGTGCAAAAACTGGAGAAAGGTATCTGCCTGAAGCAGCGATCAAATCATTGACTGCTAGTGAATATGCAGCTACAACTAGAGCTAAGAGAAAAGGCAGTAGGAAAGGTAAACAGTTTGTTAAGCAACCTAAGTCTATTGCAGCAAAAACAAGAGCATATAGGAGAGTAACATGAAAGGTATGATGAAACCTAAAAAGACTAAGAAAGCAAAGAAACAGGCAGCTACAGCTATGTCTATGAAGAAAGCTGGTAAGAAGCCTAAAAAACCTATGATGGGTGGATACTAATATGCCTATGGGTAAAGGCACTTATGGTTCACAAAAAGGCAGACCATCAAAAAAGTTAAAAGGCAAACAAAAGAATCTACCTGATTTTCTGAAGAAGAAAATTATGGCTAGTAAAAAGAAAAAGTAAGGAGCTAATATGTTAGAACCAGTACTTGATCGTTGGGATCGTTTAAACAAAAAAGGTAAAGGTATTGTTATTGCTATTTTAGTTATTGCTATAATAGCTATTGCTAAAGCTGTATGACACAGCAATACGCACAAGATCTTATATCTTTTCAAGATAGAATGAAACTAAGAAAGATTGTCAAGAAAGTTCATTTTGCACACTATCCTAAAGATCTCATCACAGATAGAGAAGCAGATATGTTTATTGAATCATTACTTCCAGAAACTATTTATAAGTTAATCAAAGCTGGTACTGATTCTAATGTTGTGTGAGTGGATTAAATTATAAAGCACCTGGAGAAGTTATTAAATCCTTTATGAAGGATAATAGCTTCTTTAGAGGTGTACGAGGTCCAGTAGGATCAGGCAAATCAGTTTCTTGTTGTATAGAAGTATTTAGGAGGGCTGCTAAACAAGAACCATCTCCAGATGGTAAACGAAAATCTAGATGGGCAGTAATTAGAAATACTAACCCTCAGTTAAAAACTACTACCATGAAAACATGGTTAGATTGGTTTCCAGAAAATACCTTCGGTAATTTTACTTATTCAGTTCCTTTTACACATCACATCCGAATCAATGATATAGAATTAGAAGTTATATTTTTAGCATTAGATAGACCAGAAGATGTAAAGAAACTATTATCATTAGAATTGACAGGGGTATGGATTAATGAAGCTAGAGAAATACCTAAGTCTATTGTAGATGCGTGTACTATGCGTGTTGGAAGATATCCAGCAGTAAAAGATGGTGGACCTACATGGTATGGTGTGATAGCAGATACTAACGCACCTGATGAAGATCATTGGTGGTCTATTATGTCAGGAGAAGTACCACCACCAGATCATCTATCACAAGAAGAATCAGTTATGTTAGTGAAACCAGATAACTGGAAATTTTTTGTACAACCTCCAGGTATGTTAGAAAAAAAGGAAGATGATAAAATTAAAGGTTATGAACTTAATGATAGAGCAGAAAATATCAGAAATGTTACACCAGATTACTATTCAAATATCATACGAGGAAAGTCTAAATCTTGGATTGATGTTTATGTTTTAAATAGATTAGGAACTATAGAAGATGGAAAGTTAGTCTATGGTTCATTTAGAGAAGATACGCATATAGCTAGTGAAGAAATAGAGTTTGCAGATACTACAGTATACATTGGACTAGACTTTGGGCTAACACCATCAGCTGTATTTGGACAACGACTACCTGATGGTAGATGGATAATAAATCATGAGTTAGTTTGTTTTGATATTGGTACAGTTAAGTTTAGTGAAATGTTAAAGCATGAAATAATAAAGCATTGTGCTGATAAAGATTTAAAAATATTTGGTGATCCAGCTGGTGATTTTAGGGCGCAGACTGATGAAACTACTCCTTTTCAGATACTTAGACAGCAAGGTATCCAAGCCTTTCCAGCTCCATCAAATGATGTAGCTCTACGGATAGAATCAGTAGAATCTGCATTAAATAGGATGGTTGATGGTAAATCAGGGTTTTTACTATCACCATCCTGTAAACAACTAAGAAAAGGGTTTCTTGGAGGATATCATTATAGAAGAATCCAAACCTCTGGAGAAAGATATGAAGATCGCCCTAATAAAAATAAATACTCTCATGTCCATGATGCACTACAATATTTGATGCTAGGTGCTGGAGAAGGAAGATCTTTGACAGTAGGACCACAAAAACAAGGAGTTACAAATGTTTACAAAACTTGGAATCTGTATGAAAGAGGATTAATAAATAAGCGAGGTAAATGGGATATTTTCCGAAGGAATGGCTAGTATTCTTTTATGATCCACCTCTAGAATCGTGGTATCATATATTCAGAAAAGGAGGAATGGCTCATTGTGGAATGTTTGCTTTTGACCATACAAAAAATGTATGGATTACAGTAGAACACATCCACAAAAGACTAGATGTGAAGATTTTATCAGGAGAAGAAATATCTTATGTTATTGATTACATTATGAATAACAAGGGTGTTATACTAAGATGCCCATTACAGAGAGAAAAATTTAAATTATTTCAGGGTGCATGGCTTAGAGAAAATAGTTGCGTAACTGTCATAATGAGGGTATTAGGTATTAATAGGTTGATTATAACACCTTATGGGTTATATAAATACTTAGTAAATAATGGATGTAAGAAATGGGAATATTTAGAACACCAAAATATAGAAAATCAGCAGCAGAAATAGCTATGGAAGAACAGATGGAAGAAGATCGTAAAAAAGCTGAAGAAGAAAAAAAACGATTAGAAGCAGAAGAAAAAAGATACAAAAAAAGATTTGGTAAAGGAATGATAGGTGTCAGATCATTATTCTCAAAAGCTGGAGGTGGAGGTTTTTTTAGTGATGGGGAAAAAAGTTAATGGGTTCTCAAAACGCAGCTTCAAATAGAAGTGTTGCTTCTGGAATGGAGCAATCAAAAAAAGATACAAAAACTATAGGTTTAATTCAAGCATCAGAAAAATATGCAAGAGATAAATTAGGTATTACTAAAACAGTAGCTGGTCCAATTAAAGGAGCAAATACTAGTGTTACTGGTATTTACTCAAGTAAAGTTTCTAATCAAATGTATGGTGATAAATACAGAGAAGCTCAAGGAGAATTTTTAGCATCAAAAGGTTTAGCAACAGCTAGAGAAATTACAGATGCTACTGGTAAAAAATTTACAGTATATGATAAATCAAAAGAATTAATGGATGCTGTAAATAAAACAAGTATTCCATTATCAAAACAAATGTATCAAAGTCAGCAAAATTTTAAACTTGGTATAGCAGCAGTAGCAGCACTTGCTGGTATTCCTGTAATGCCAGGTATTTTATTTCAACAATCACAAGTGCCATATCAAAGTTATATTAATAAAAAAGAAGGTGGAGTATTTTCTTATAGTACAGCTGGATCAAACCAAACAAAAAAAGATTCTAATCAAAGATCTGATCAAACAACAGAAATGGGAAATCAAGATCCTAACGCATTTAGAGCAGAAAATGAAGCTGCAAGAAAAAAATATTTAGCTAGTTTAAAAAGTGCAGAGTTAGCTAAAGGAGATAGAAAGTTTATACAAACATCAAGTAAAGGATTTGGAAACACTTTCTTAGTTTAATGGAATATAATAATTATAGATCAGCAGCAAATACATCTACTGAAATGTCTGCTAAAATGTTTTTAAAAAAATATGCAGAATCAAGTGCATTA